AAAGTAGCAAGAGACGCTAACTTCCCAGTATCAATACCCGTATTTTCTACTTCAAAAATAAGCATTACTTACGTTTGGCGCGACCAAGTTCAGCATCGCCGCCTTGAGGTTCTGGCATTTCTTCAGGAGCTGGCATTTCTTCGGGCTCAGCAACATCAACTGCTTGATCTTGAGTCATATCTGCGTCAGGCTGGACTGTTTCTCCTTCTTGCCCAGGAACTACGGCAGGTGTAGCCTCTTGACCAGTTAATACACTTAATGCTTGATACAGTTGACCTTTAGCATTTAATATGTTTTGAGTTAATGATGATAGCGCAGCATTGGCATCATTACTAAACTGCGTCATACCCTCTAACCCCAACTGATTTTTGATCTGATCCATCAACGCTGGTAAATCTTTGTACTGCATAGAAGTCACATCTTCTAGCATCTTTTGTACTTCGTCAATCATATCTTGTGCTGCTAGTACTACCTGTGCTTGTTGTACTTCGCTTTCACGTAATACACGATAAAGATTGCGTCTTAAGTGGGCATCTTCAGTTTGCAGAGCAGCATTGGCTACCATCTGCGAATCTTGGGCATTAAGTGCTTGACCTTGATTAGCTTTCTGCATTGCCATTTTTAACTGAGGATCACTTATGTTATTGATTTGAGCATCACGTTTGGCTTTGGCTGCTGCTTGTCCGGCAACCACTGTGGGGTTTGGCATCACCATATTCTGTTGTTGATTCTGCTGATTTTGATTAGCTCCGGCAGTTGCGCCTACAGGCACAGTGGAGGTCTCCTTGATCTTAGCAGATAAAACTTTCTCCATCATCATTAGTTTAAGATAGGCCGGATTGCGCTCGCTGTGATGGAAAGCGGATGTCTGGCGATGTTCGACTATAAGTCCACGCACTTTATTCAACATGTAGCGTGCCTGATGACTAGACATTATGTCTACATTTATACTATCATCAAAATAACTTTCAAATACCTTAGCGGCTTGTTTTGATGGGTTGGCGGATGCCAGTTCGAACAATTTCATTGTTAAGTCCTCGTTGTTGCCAGTATTTAGCCCAATTTATACATTTATCTAATTGAGTTTCTAACTGTTTTTTATGAATAATTTTCGTTTCTAATTTTGTTTCAACTATCTCTTGAAATTTAGCATCGTTGCTACGGTCAGCTAAATTAGCGCGAGTTTTGATGTCAGCTATCAATGATACCAATTTGGCATCCATCGATAATATATCTCGAGCTAGTCTATAATTTTTATATTTATCAGCAATACACCAACTCAGTGCCGTTTTGGTACTGCTAAAAGTACCCACTTCTAAATCTTGCTGTAACACTATACAACTAGTCTTATCTTTGATGATCTTATATCTATTGAAAACTAGGTAATCACCAGCCTTGTTCTTCCAGATAATGTCGCCCAACACACTATCTAATTCTAGCTTAAATAACTTTTCTATTTCTTTCGTATCTTTCATTTCAATACGTAGTTCATGAGCAGATACCCTATGGTACTAATTAAGAATCCTACTAGTCCTGTGCCCCAGGTAAGTATCTGGTCATTATGCTTTTCCGACATCTTTTCCAAAAGACCGTGAACTTTATTAATAGTGTCGTGTAGTTCAGCCATCTTATTGTCAACGTTAAGCAATCTACTGTCTAACGCATTATAACGCTCCGCACACAATTCAACGTGCGCCTCTAAGCTCTTTTTCTCGATATCTGTAGCCTCGACCATGCTAATCTCCAATTTAATATATTTATGTTAAATAGTCAAACCATATGTTTTGATCTTCGCCATCTGTTATTAACACGGGTAAAAGGTCATACGTATTCTCCAAACCTAATAACATGGGAATGCCTTCGGCATCCAATAATAGCATCTCAACTGGATGTTCCGGTGTGCCAAACACCCCGGGGGTATCAACTTCAAATTCAAAACTCCAGATTTCATGATGTTTTTTAGGGACTTCTATTTCAAAAATCTGAGTCCGCATACTAAGCAATTGGGTTAAAGTTTCCCAATTCCTCTGCTGATTTCTAGCTTGATTCCACGTAATCTCATCAACAATATTCTTACCTGAACGATCACGAAATGGGATACGTGACGATTTGAAATGTCCTGTGACTCCAGTTGCGGTGATATCAAACAAGGTTTTACAGAAAAATCTCAATCAATTTTTACTCAGATGGTATATAATTTTAGCTTGTTCTAAAATGCTATGCAGAGCAGGATTTGTTTTGGCTTCTCGCCTAATCTCACCCCACATTTTATCTTCCTGCAATTGATCTTGTATACTTTTAACTTTATCGCTTTCGCTGTATAATTGTCTCATAGCACTACCAGATTCTCTCACATAGATAGTTTCACCACCATCTGGACTCTCGTATATTATTGCTTCAGTAATTTTATTAGTTATCATTATCTATGTATTTAACTACGAAAAGTCAACACAAGATATTATAGTCAACAAAAAAGCGCCTTGCAGCGCTTTAATGTGTAACATACTTCTAGATATATTAAGAAGCAGAGGTAGCTGTTGATGCCAAACGGAAACCAACGTTTGTTACTGTAGCTGCTGCTACGTTGCAATATGTGTTAGCAGTACTGTTGTAAATATTACCTAAACCTTGAATAGCGGCTTGCAATGTTGCTGCTGTGTAAGCGCCAGTGGGGTATACCGCAACACTCATGTCAACTGTGTTATTTGTATTGTCTACTTGGTAAATTGCCACAGTAGCAGTTTGCTGAATCTGTTGTAAGATTTGCTGAACTGCGCCGTTAACGCCAGCTTGATTAAAAGCTGAATTACCTAAACCGATACCAAAAAAGTCTAACTTAGGACCTTGAAGGTTAACTGGTGTACCTGCTGGACTATATGCTGTATTTGCTGATAACTGTGGGCCGTTAAGCGTGTCAGTTGCGAATACTGGTTGTGAACCACCGTTTACTAATGGAATTGATGCCATGTTATTTCTCCTTAAATGTATGAACCTTTCGGTTCTGCATTTATTTAGCTTGCGGGAGGAAAATCACAGGCTTGGATTTTATCGTGTCCGTTGCTGATTGGCACGGCTAAAATCGAATCTATTGACAAATTTAACAGTTCCACCAGGTATGGCAACTACCCAACCCTCTTGCCCAGGATGTTGCTGATCTAATTGACGTAAAAGATCAGTTTTAATATCATGCAACAGTACAAAAGCAGCAAACGCAGCACTTATACCATCTGCGTTACTACTAGGGCTTTGTAGATATTCTGTGATATTTTTAAATTTGGGAGCTGTTACTTTGGTTTTCAACCAATTGACAAATCCAGGAAGTAATTGATTGGCGTTAAATTCCGAAATAGTGTCATCTTTAACTAAACTGTTTATATAGTCAATGCAAAGTTTAGGAAGATCTGTAATTTTCAATGCTCTAAGTTCAGCTGGATTAAACAACGTGTTAATATCTTTGCCATGACTGGCTACTAGAGATTTAAGCTGTTTAACTTTAGGACTACCCATCTTTGTATCTGCGCCAGTAGGCTGTACATTCGCTGTAGGGCGTATGGGTTCTATCAATAATAGGCCAGGTACGGGATTCAGCTTAACTTTACCCAGTGCTTGTTTAGCCGCGCCAGGCTCTGAATACTGTGTATGTATAGCTATACCAACTTCGCTGTTTCCAATCTGCTGCCCTAAAGGACTTGCTGCTGGTATAGCATATTCTATAGTATTAGGTTTGAAAATATAAGCACCTGATTTTTCAGGAGGGGTGCTAGTATACAACAAATCTCCCTGTATGAAACCTTTAAAATTAGCGGGAGTTGCTGCTTCTAGCATGGGCCATAATTGTCTGTATATAGGATATAAATTCTCTACTCTATTAGCTTTATTGCCTTTAGCGGCTGCCTCAGCATCGCGCTTAGCCAATTGACTTTTAATTTGCCCTGGGCTTTTAAATAATCCATCATAGCCCACTGCAGTAAATCCTGCCGTATCAGTTAGTATAAAAGTGCCGTCTGGCTGGCGACCAAATATTACAGCAGGCGATCCATCCCACTTTACACTTACACTAGACATTGTATTATCTTTCAGATGATCAATTACTGTCAGAGCATCTTTGATACCCGCTGTGCCACGTCTAAATACCAAATCTTCAATATGCTCAATACCTTTAGCCTGACCACCTTGTACTTGTGGCTCTTCATCTTCGACTAATTTACGCATGCCCTGATTAACAATACGATCACGTAATCTCGCTAAAAAGTTAATGTCACTTTCGCCGCGCGATTCATTAAAAGGTATATTATTTTTAGCAAAATAATCTCTAGCATCTTTTAATTTTTCATTTTTCTTAGGATCACCTTGTAACGCTTGTAACATAGTTTCTACACTATATAGCGCATCGCGATCTGCTTTGTTGTTCAGCATTAGTTTTGCTATCTCATCTGGATCACGCGATCTAACTTGATTTGTGGCACGATCAACTAATCCCTTACGGGTAACAATCTTATATCCCGACGCTTTAGCTATGCTATTAAGCATTATGTGTCTGTCAACTGCTGAATATTCACTGTTAGTAGGAGATGAGATAAAAAACTGCCCTATCTCGAGGTCATCCATGAACATAAAATCAGTCTGTACATACCCGTTTTTAGGATTGCCTGCTATAGGTGTTTTAAAATGAATCTGATCGGCACCTTTTTTGATATACTCTTGTGGCTTTAACCCATGACTAGTACACCATTGTGTTAGTTCTGCTATCAGCTGTTCGGGGGAAATTTCTTTAGAGTCTACCTGTAAGTCTAGATCCCCTGAACTAGGCTTCTTACCAGTTGAACCTAGCCATCTTCCGGGATATCCTGTTTTGTCATTATCTCCTTTGAGATCCAGATCTGTTAACTGCTCAAGCCAATGTACTGTGGAAGGAATATCACTTTGATTGATACGCTGCGTGAGACTTTGTCCTTCAGAATTTTTAAATACGTTCCCACCTTCTTTAAGTATCATGACATCAATCCAAGTGATTTCAACCAGGTATCTACAGCAACGGACCCAGTAGTCTTTACTGTGACTCGCTCGCCTTTTAATAACATTTGTTGTTTTATCTTTGCCAACTCATTCGCACCGACAGTTCTTTTGTTAGCAGAAGCTCTGCTACCGGCAGCAGAATTGCCAGTTTTGTCTGCAATATACTGAGCGGCCGCCACAGCCACTTTGAAGTATTCATTCACCGTAGCATTTAATGTCTGCGGATTCTGTTGACTAGCTTCAACCTTTGTTAGTAATTGTGCTAATGGTTTACTAGCGATCGGATCAGTTAGCACTTTATCGAAACTAGGTATTTTACTTTTAGCAAAAGCCACTAATTTATTACTTATTTCTGACATGTTGTATGCCCTTTACTAAATTGTTTGAATGCCTGAATCAATCTAGTTTCTATTAAATCAAAATAGTGATCTTCTAAAATACCATCCCGTCTAGCAAGGTTCAAAGTACCGCGTTCATCTGGGGTAATTAGTTGTCCGGCAGCTTGTTTGGCTTTTATCGCATCCACTGCTGCCCTTCTTTGATTATCTTTCTGTGCTATAGCAGTATTGGCAGCTTGAGTTTGTTTTATTTGAGCAAGAGCACTGGCGCCTTGTTGCTGTTTTCTTTCAGCATCGGAAGGTAATGTGCCCAAATCCACACTTTGAGCAGTGACTTTCGGAGAGGAGTTTGCATTGGTTACGGTGCTAGCGACCGGCAAACGTCTTCTTCCTTGATATGGAGCTCTAGATTTCTTAGATGCTTGAGAAATAAATTCTTGAGACAATTTCTGCACTTCGGCTGTATCTATATTTTTTAAATAATATTGTAGCGGCGCTAACATAGATTGGTTCGCTGCTTGTGCGATATTGATAGGAGAGGTCGGTTGTCCCGCGGTGACATTATATCCCTTCTTGGCCAATTTTGCTGCTGCTTTGGCGGCGATGGCATTATTTTGTTTTGCTCTAGCCATGGCAAGTTGCGTCGGAGAGCCTAATCCTAACCCAATCTTCAAATTAGTTCCCATTGAAGAGATACTGTCTTTGACACCAGACAACAGACCTTCCTCGACTTTTATTTTTTTAGTTAGCTCATGTATTTGCATCAGTTTTCCTTACCGTGCGAGTAAACTTTCCCGGATCTCTTAGTTTAATAGCATTTAACAATTTGCGTGTAAGATTCTCAGCATGCTCGGGAGCGTAGGCCGTATCAATCTCTTCCAATAGTCTAATAGCACTTGAAATAACGTTCATAGCACGATTTTCGATAACATGTTTTTTGTCTCGTTCTATGTATAAACTTTCTAGTTCTTCTAAAATACTACGTGTCTTTTTTTGCATTGGGCAGGAACCTTTAAAGTATTTATTGAATAATGGCTTATAAATTTCAAATCATCCCTGTTTTATTTGTCCCAATAGCTGTTTTAATTTATTACTCTGTACTTCAGCAGTGATCTTGCCCGACTCTTCTTGTGAATCATCTACTACTTTGCTCTGAGTTTTAATACTGTTAAAAATATTAGGTTTATTATAAGCAGATACAGCACCAGCATCTTCTGGTAAATCAGTAATTCGCATGGTTTCGATGTTATATTCTAACTCAACTTTTTGCCCAGTACCGTTACTGGTACGTGTTTTCATACATTGTAACTGATATCTTCCTCGCTCTTTCATAGCGCGGCTAGTAAAGATGCCGAACACGTTATCAGCTGTGTTTATCTTACTGATTCCGCCAGATATATGACTATGATCGTATTCAATTTCTTCCACGCTGCTGCGATTTAACTGACTAGCTGTAACCAATAATACATTAAGCTCTTTGGCTAAATTCCTCAATTCTTCACTGACATATTTGTCTTTGATAAACAAGTCATTTGGACTCACCTTAGTAGATACCGGCATCAATAAATCTAGATAATCCATCATCACAAAGTCAATCTTCATGCCTGTCTGTACTTGAACTTCTTTGATATAACTTCGCACATCATTAATATTACTCTGTGCCGGCAATGCTTTCATACGATATTTGCCGGCTTTTTTACCAAACATCTTAACTTTTAATTCTGCGGTTTCCAGATCTTTTCTGATGTCTTTTGTGGACATTCCGGATAGCATGGCATCAGTTCTTAATCCACATAATTCTTCACTAAGCTCTAAACTTATATAAACTCCGCTTAATCCTTGTTCTAGCCAGCTCAATGCTATATTCATCATCACGAGACTTTTACCCGAATTATGACTACATATACCATTAGTATAGTATCTATGATTATCATGATTAACCGAAAGATCATATACTTTAGTTTGTTTACTTTGCGGAAGAATATTGATTACAGTATCTACACCGTTTTCCGAAAGCAAAGTACTTCCAATCGGAATATCACGAGCATAATGCCATTGCTGATCGGGAGATTGATATAAATGATCATGACTCGCAACAATCTTTTTACCTGAAGCAAACTCAAAGGTATATAAATCCTTTTTAACTTTTTCAATACAATCCAACACAGGAACCCAACCATCTGGACTAGATACAAGTATATTGTTTTCATGTACTTTTCCCATTAAGCTACCTATTGGTACCTGCTTAGGCTGTGTGAGATTGTACAATTTAACAACTTTTTCGGGCTTGCCTTTTGCGTATGTATCAATTTGAGCATAGGTATAAAACTGTTTTAAATAAGCAAGCTCAGTTGATAAATTTTCATAGTAGTTCATTGATCGTAAACCTTTTGTTAAATAAATCGTCGCACCACATTACTACATACATTACGTCTGGATATTTTTCTAAAATATGATTTCGTTTTGCTAAATCATTTTTATAAGACTCGCCATATGTACCCAAATGTGTTAAAGTTCTTTGGCCTATTGTAATTGGAACATGTTCTAATTCATCTCGGTAATCTGAAAAGTTGATATGCCCTGGGCCGTGGAATTCAAAAATAAGTTTTAACTTTTTGTGTGTCTCGTCTTCGTATACTGCCAAATCATATCGTCTATAACCAACATTGGAAATATTCTGCCAAAATTGTTCACTCGGAGCTCCAAATCTACAACATAATATATTAATATCATTTGCAGCAATAAATCCGCGTATTGCTTGCATTTCCTTGCCATTTGGATTGAATGACATTGGCAAGGTAACCATGGCATGCTGGTATCTGTCTTTAGTTTTCCATGTTTCTTTACGTTTATCAATAGATTGCTGATGTCGTAATGTGCCTTCTTCTATACCGTATCTATCAATGAAAAATGCAAGATCACGTTTTTGAAAATTAGAAACTATATCAATTGCCTCGTCTTCTGAGTAGCCATTACGAATCCAATAGTCTTTCGACCTCACAGAATATAGCCCGGTTCCTTTACTCATTGCTCCAAATTTTCTACCTCTTTCTTGCTGTACTTTTTTAATCTTTTGAGTTATTTCCTCTTCGCTTAACCCAGAATCAGCCCAGCCTTCTCTAGTATTCTTTAACTGTTTTTTAAGTCGATCTACCATCGAGGTATGAGTTGTTTTCCAGTTGTCGCCGTACATTAATTTATGCCATTCAAGGCCATTGGCTTGACATTTAGACAAAGCCTCTCTCCTAGCTACCCAGTCTCCCAACGAATTAACTATCCAAATAGCTATATTTTTTCTCCATACCCCTGATCTATCTTCGTCGGGATATTCATTAAAAAACTCAGCTAACATCGCTTCTTCCTCGGCACTAGGAACATATCCAATTGGCAATATATTCCTTACTTGTTTTAATCCCATAAAAAAATCTACTGTACTTTTTTTGTTTCCATGCGGTTTCATCGTTCTCTCCTGTAAGCATATTTATTTATGCTTACGGTTTAGGAATAGGGTATAATTGGTAATTCAACGATAGTAACCATAGTATCAGCAGTTACACACCCACTGCCACCGGCAAACACGTTTAATTCGCCACGGCTAAATCCACCATATAGTATCTTATCGAGACTTGGCCATCCTGTGCTGACCTGTCCGCCGCTGTTAAAATATCTATTATTTCGTTCAGAAGGACTATCAAAATAGTCAGTGCCCATGTCTTTCTGTAGGCTTATCTGTACAGCATCTTTGATGAGTTTTTCCACTGGGCCAAAATCACCTTTTTCCAATAGATCATACGATTTGAGGATAGCCCTCGATAATTCTTCACGTTTTGTAAATCCCTCAAATTCTTCCATGAACCATTCGATAGTTCCGTCTGGTAGTTCGGATAGCTTAGAGAGACTGACCCCTGTAGCCGCAGATACTTGTTCAAATATCGGCAATGCTCCATGCTCATCATAATGTGTTTTAACAAATTTTGCTGCCGACTGTAAACCTTTGTCAAAGTTAGCGGGATTATAGATATTTTGTACCCGAACAAATGACTCAGCATCATTTAAGAGTATTTCCAAGAATAATTTCTGAACTTCAAGCCCGTAATCGTTTAACAAGTTTTTTCCTTTGTATCTCAATTTTATATTTGTTTGTTTCTCTGGACTGCAATATAATTAGTATAGTTGCTAACCTGCCCATAGTAATTACCGCATCATTGACATCCTTTATTCCATTAGGCCAATCTGGCATACTTACAGCCCAGCCCAATTCTATCGCTCGTTCTACTAATTTCATACCCGCCAGATCTTGATCGGGTATTACGGTTACTGTTTTTCCCAGATTTTTAATCAACTGTATCTGTTTAGAATTTATATCATTATGTAGTACGGCTACAGCATCGATAGATAACGCATCGAAAATGCCTTCTACTACGAAAAGATGATGCCACGACTCTCGTTGCAGATCTGCCCCAAATACATAGCCCTGTTGCATATCTGAAATATATTTCGGGGTGCGAGTATCTAAAAATCTCGCGGTATTACCCACTAGCATGCCTTGATGTGTAAACGGTATCACGATGCGATTGGCCAATCTACCGTCGGCATCAGGCGATACCATATAAGGATAGGCAGTGTGATCTAGACTTCTAGATGACAAATACTCTATATAAACAGTATGTCGGGAATTGGCGTCGTCAATTAATTCTAATCCAACTGGCAAATCTCGTTCTGCAAATTCCACATTAGGCACTGTTTGCTTAGTAGTTTCCAATAGGCCATGTATAGTTCGATGCCGTAAACTTTCCAGATTGATTTCTTCGATCAATTTAAAATCAACGCCCATCCATGTGAGGAATTGTCGTGCTTTAAATGTGAGACTACGTCCTAGTACAAAACTGGCAGTATATCCGCAATTAAAACAAGCATAATACCAGCCTTCATCGGAGCTTTTGAAACCTCCTCGCTGCTTACGGTCTTGATTTTCCCCGCGATGATGACAACAGACAGCGTTGAATGTAATCCAACCTGAACTATTACGTTTATGCTTAACGGGTAATAAAGAAATTACATCAACCATGCTAAATTATAGCAGATTATACAGGGTAATTCAAGTACTTTGACTATCAACGATATACGAGATTGACTACATATCCAGTTGATATCAAAACAAAAGCTCCTTGATGAGCCGGGGGTACCGGAAGTGCGCCTGGATTGATACCGCCTGCAGGAATAGGCCAATATCCCGATCCACCATTTATCACATTGATGCCAGTTACAGTACCATCACCGCCTATTGTAGCTTCTACTACCGCGCCTGATCCATTGCCAATTATATCTACTTTTGGTGGAGCTAGGTATCCAGATCCGCCGTTTGATACTATGATCTGTGTGACAACCCCTTCATTACAGACAGCATAAGCTATAGCTGGGACACCCGGTGGATTTGGTGTGGCAAAAATACTGTTGTTAAACGCTAGCCGTAATAGAGGATACCAACCTATTATATTCATATGTATGGTTCTAGTTTCGTTATAAAACGTCGTGCTTTCTGTCGCATTAAACCAAACACTCTGATAATTCTCAGCCCATTGTGCTTTGATAGTGCCTGTGTACCCGATCAAATCCATCTGTACTGTAGTGATATAATCCCTAGGGTATATGAAGCTAGAATAATATTCAGTATTTTGCCAGGTATTATAATACCATGATCCATCTCCGTTCGCCCCCCAGTAGTAAGGATTAGCCCAGGTCGGGAAGTTAGCCCATGCTGCCCCGTCATACTGTATGCCTTGATTGGTCATCTGTGTCGTAGGAATAGTAAGCTGACTGCTGGGCACAAACTGTGGAAAAATTGAATTAACTAAATCGATCGGGGCTCTTGCTCCAGACTGCGCATTGGTAAAAACTGCTTGATTTAAATTGCCACTCTGTACTGATATCGAGTACGACGCAGGTTGTGCTATTAGTTCTAATGTATCGGCAGCAGGGATAAAAACTTTTACTTGTCCTGTCGGAGCATTTAAAATGATCATGGGCTCTTGTAGCAGCATCATCACACCAGCGGTGTCCGTCACTCTAAATGTGAAGGTGCATCCAGTTACATTTACTGGCTTTTCGTCTTGATTAACGAACGAAAACAATAGTACATTATCGACCCCAAGATTAATTGTCAACCGTTTGGCATACACTGGATTATATCTCGCTGTAAAAAATTGACCGCTGGAATCTATTAACAATACCTGAGTTCGTTGTTGGTACAAATATAGGGTGGAAGAATACATACATATTATTTAGTGGATATTAAAGTTCCTGTTGTAATGATATTTAGCCATGAATTTTGAACAACTAAATATCGTAAATGCTTTTAACAATCTATGACCAACGAAATCTTCACTAAATTAACCGATAAATATCCCTTCATAACTCTGTGCTTGTATGCTAGTCAAGAATACGTTGGTATAATACAAAATCAAGATAATAGCATAACCACCATCTATGATTTTGGTAGCATAACCGACCTCGAAACTAAGAAAAAGTTTTTAGAATTAGCTAACATATGGTGGTGGGAAAGCAACAGAACAGTACCCATCAATATATTTCTAAAACATGAGTGGCAGCCGTTTAGAACTTATCTGCGTACTTTCATGAATAAAGACTTAGAAATTTTACATGGGCCAGTATGTAGTTTAAGTGAAATTGCTCGCAAGAAAAGTAAAAGAAAATCTATTACTTTAGTTAGACGTATCGAGTAAGTTCATGTGTAGTGCTACTAACATTGAATAACTAAGCGAGTGCGCTTTCTTAAATACGAACCCCCGACTAGCATCACCATCCCAAACACTATCAAATATCTCACTCCAAGGTTTATTCTGTAAATGTGCCTTTCCTGGACGTATAACAGCTATAAAAGCAGCCATGCGGGGTATCGAATCAGGGCGCATAGTCTTCAATAACTCTGTATAATTCCCTATATGTACTAACTGTTTAGCCCATTCGGCGTCTTCCCACAGCCTATTCCAAGTTGGCTCTTTTGCCAACATTTCTTCATAGTGATCTGGGTCTTTTATTAATTGATATACCGACATATTCAAAAGATCAATCTTAAAATAACCTCTAATCCCGGCATCTTCGTAGTCTATGGCAGCACAATTATTGACAGGATCATAGGGAATATCCGTCACGTAAATACCGCTGTTATGTTTTCGAACTGGAGTTTGACCACGCAGTCTCGCAGGCGTATGTTTAATAAGATGTAAAACTTGTTCGCGATCTGCTAAATCTATATCGATATCTGCGCTCATCACCACCCTGCCTTTATTAAGATTTCCTGCGCTTCGGCTCGATTAGCCGGATCTTCGCGTAATTTTTTCGTCCATACATCAGCATCAATATACGGCCAGATGATGCTACGTTGTTCTTCATTTAATTCAGATAAAAATCTCTGCCCAGATTCAGATGTATACAATACCCATGCGCTAATACGACCACTTATGATGGCGTGTATTATGGTATTGGGATTACCATATCTTAAAAAATCATGTGGGGGAGCATCTTTATCTTCGGACCATGTAATAGAATATTCAATAGCCCGAGCTAACGCATCTTCCATGCGCTCTAATTTAAGATATTGAAGAAGATATTCTTCATAAAGTTTATCACTACACCAATAGTCTAACTTTTTATTCTGTTTAAGTACCCACTCGGTAAATCTTGCAGGATTGATCACCTTGGTATCGACGCAATATCTTCCAAATTTTACAAATGCTTTATAATACGGACTTTCAGCAAAATCCTCATAAGTTTTTAACTTTGCTGAGCCTTGTGTAAGCTCATAGAATTTTAAATAAGCATTAAAACCCATACGTACACCTACTTCATCTCGCTCAGTATGCCTACGTCTTGGCTCGCAACTATGTACAGTGAGACTAGACTCTTTTATAAAATCTCGTTTACAATACTGACACGTATACTTCATTTTTCGATAACATGATCATGCAGATATTTGTCGATGTCTTTCTTGTTGTTGATCTCAGCCAATAATTCTAAATCATCACGTTTCATATTGGGAAACAGCTCCTCTAATATTTTTTTACTTTTATTGGCACCGGCTTCTTTTTTCTTTGGCGAGATCCAATTGTGTCGTTGCGGACCCAAATCTGGACTTACAGTAGTAGCGCATAACCATTGTAACTGCGGGTGCCGATTGATGGCAAAAAAGTGTTTATTAAAACGCTCGTTACAACTAATAAGATAAAACTCTTGTAAATCTCTGCTACCCTGAACCGAACTACCCCATCTTATCATCAGATAGTTACTGAACTTTTTACGTTCTTCGTCGGTTAGCTCTCGATAAAAGTTTCGATCTTTACAATCAAAACGGTTCATCTCATTACTAATGTGCAATTTATCCACGTTGCAATTTCCCCGCTATCTGACTAATCTGATCTTTTAAACGTACTACATCACGCTGGAGCTTTTTAATATATCTATCTTGTTCTAAGATTCTCAATTCGAGACTACTGATCTTTGAATCAACATTGGGCGGTGTTTTATCCATCACCTCTCTGGGTTTTATAACTGTCGATGATGTATATTGATTTTTATTTTCAGTAGTCATTAAAAAACTTGCCTATAATCTACTATCTCACAATTACGACTTATATCTTTTACAAAATATACACATTCTGGTTCTTTGTCATCACTTAACGGTACACATAGCAACTGCCCATTCTTTAATTTGGGAGCGTACCAAGTTAAATCTTGATAGACATCTAGTATTTCAACATCTAAAAAACTAGGCCTAAAACTAGACAACGGATTAAACTGAAATGCTTTAAATCCCCGGTCATTTAATGCTGATAGCGGGATCACTTCAAGATCGCCAAAGTCTGGTTCACCAATTAGTAATTGCCAGTCAACTGGCATACGCACACGGTGAGCACCGATTCGCAATACCAATGCCGGAGCAGTAAAACTCTCTAAAAATATCAACGGTATATAATGGTAGTCAACTTCATGTGGGTTTGAATTATCTAAGATAGCAAACCGCATATCATCTATCTCTTCAGGTAAATGATCAAGTTCGTAGTATTTGTTTTCATCAAGGGTTAAGATTCTCATAGTCTTATTATAGCAGATGCTCCGGGTAAGGTCAACCTTTATTTCCACTCTAATTTCTCTTGAGTAAATGGATAGTTTGCATCTTTATAAAATGCCTTTCTCTTTTGTAGATGTCTTTTAGCGAAACGACATGTTGATGTAACATCCCAGATTTCAACATGATCTTTATCTTCTGCTTTGCGTATACCACGACCAATTGATTGTATGACGCGCACAAAGCTCTTGCCAGGTTCCACCAATACCAAATTAAAAATTCTAGGAATGTTTATACCGACAGCAGCGACCCCGTAAGTTGCTACAATGATTTTGTCAGTACTGGTAGCAACTTCATTGTATTCTTCATCACGTTGTGTTCCTTTGGTGGCACCGCTGACAAAGACTGCCCTCTCTCCTAGCATTTCAACTAATGCATGCCCTGCTGCTACTCTATCTACTAAGACTAAGGTATTTCCTGTCGCATTTACTTTTGTTACCAAATCTGCAATAACCTTAAGTCTATCCGTGTCTTCGAGTAGAAATTTTAATTCATTTTGATATGTGGGAAAATCAGCATGATCTACTAATTGTACGATGTTTACGTGACACTGTGCTAATACACCTCGATCTTGTAATTCGCTAGCAGATAGTCGATTAATAACTGGCCCAAGACTTATATTCAGTGCCTGTGCTTCGGAAATTTCTTTAGGCACTGTGCCTGTTAAGCCCCATCGAATTGGTATTTTAGACATCACACCAGTTAAGAGTGTCTTTAACGCATCAGCTTTAGCCATATGTACTTCATCAACCATCACACAAACAACATCTTCTAAAAAATCTTGTATAGTATAGTCACCAACAGCATTTTTAGTATTTTTCATTAAAATATTAAGGCTTTGCCAAGTACATATGGTATGTGTTTTACCAAACTCTTTTCTATCACCAAAAAATACGCCTACATCTAACCCCAATCCGCGATAATCCTTTTCAGTTTGTGTAACCAGAGATTTGTTTGGGACAATCACTATAGTGCGTCCGTGCGCTTCGCATCGCTGACTTAATGCCGCGGTCATGATGGTATTATGATGTATCAGTCCGTTGGCATCATAATATAAATGCGGAGCATCAATCCCAACATCAAAACAATCTTCGTCAACTTCGTTAGTTATTTTTGTTATGGCAACGCTTCCCAACAAATGATCTACAGTAGACCCAACATCTAGATATTTTACAAAAATATCATTATCGTTTTGACGCAATATATGATTCTTGGCAACTTTAATAGAATACCCGTTATTAAAATGTAGTTTGACCATTGGTAAATTACATTTTTTAATAAACCAATTAACTTTTGCTTTTTTATCTAAAGCAGGGACATATATATCTAAATCAGAGGTAGAGATTTCTACATTATCGTCTAACTTAGTGTTGGTAAACTCTTCAATATATTCTGCTAATTTTCCAATTGATAAATCTAATATCACTTAATAAAATCCTTACATTGTTGTATAATTGCAGCGGGGTCGTTAATGTAGTCATTCTCCCAAATTATCAGTACACTATATCCATTATTTTTCAAATCTTGTATTTTACGTTGATCGTGATCCCAGACATCTTTAACTTTCTTTTTCCGTATTATGTCTTCGGGTTTGTAAATTTTAGGATTTCCATGCCAATAATCGCCATAGTATTCTATAATTTTGTTATTATGCAAATAATCAACCCGATGCACTTTTTGTTTTCCGCGTATTGTTTTTTCATTAGGGCCATACAATCCAACTTCTAAATGTTCAAATAATTCTTGAGATTTTTTACTTCTGTTAGCTGTCATAGCTTTATTACCTGGAGCATTTAGCCATTGTTCGATGCGCTTTTTAAATAATTCTTCCCCGGCAGATCCGTACTTGTTGATATAAAATTTTAATCCATTTGTAGTTTGTACTAGTTTAATTTTAGATTCAGACTCTTCGAAAGTATATCCCTTTTTCATCCAATATTCAATCGTTCTAACTGAATAACCACGAACTCCTTTCTTACTAACAGGAGATTTTGCTGAGCGTTCTTTTTGTATGCTAGATACCTTTTCCTTCGCTTGCTCTATGGTATATCCTTTATCACACCAATATTCTATAGTATTACTAAGTCCTTTACATTTTTCTCGATTAACTGATTGTATTGCCTTAGTTGCTTGATCATCAGTTAATATACAATTTAATTTATCTTTTGTCATTAAATGAGTGCCATCGTTCGCGCAATCACAATTGGTACAAGCTATAAAATTTCCTTTATACATAGTGAGATTTAATCTAGTTCCACATTTCAGACAATTTCTAGTTGCGATTTTGAACTCAGATCGCATAAAATAACGACTACTATAAACAGGTTCATTTATATAGTCTATTAAATCCCACTTGCTAATACCGTTAAGGGTACACAATCTTAACCAACTTTTCTTTTCATAATTTTCTATTATTTGTTGTAACGTCATTTCCCTGCCCCTGTTGTAACTTATTTACTATAAATTTACCAAAAGGAGTATTTTCATCTATATCTATAGATAATAACGTATCACCTGACAAACATTTACCAGCCCCAGTTGCTACCTCCTGTACACACTGAGGATTAGACAAAAAATTATTGATGATGTCTACTTGGTAGTCACGAAGAATGATTGGCTTACCTGCTGCGGGATGCCCTTCGCCCCAATTAAGGTGATTAAATGTTGACTCAGTCACCTTAGTAAATTCATAAACTGTAGAATAATCACGCTGATCATCTAAATCGATATCATAATTAAATTTGTCTAAGATAGGTACGATATCAGGGAGTAAATTTAAGAAAGTACTGCCGCCTAATTGAAAAAATGAGACTTTTCCGTCCCATCGTCCCAATCTCACGGCGGGCAGATATCTCGCCCCCGGAACATCATATTTGAATGCGTTTACAAGAGCACGTCGGGCATCGGGTTCTAGCCCAACTAATTTGCAATTGACTTCGTCTTTGATTTCTATTATACACTTTTTCATATAAACAGTTTAACATAATTGTGTATATATAGTCAAAAAAATAGGTACATTATCTGTACCTATTATCAATGACTAGGAGCTACTTTAATAGTTATTATATTTTAACTCATCGAGTATGTTTCATACATGTAGAAATCGCTAAGATTTTCCAATTACCTTCGCTGACTTTAGTTAAGTCAGCCAGCTTCAATGCCATACGTAAACTAATCTCACGCAACCGATCTTGATGTTCCTTCATAAACTCTATAATTTCTTCACCAACTCTAGCATCAAATTCATAGTCTTTGAACAACTGTCCCTGGCGAAAAATCTGTTTAATGCGCATCAATTTATCACGTACAGTATCTAGTGTAAGATCTAAAAAGTGACAGCGCGATTGTAATGCCTCAAGATGATCTAGCATCTTTTTAGATTTAAGATTTTCAAACTTTAAATTAGTAATAAAGATGACTGACCCTTTAAAGTCAAAACTTTCAGGAACACCTTCTCTACGTAACATAGCACTGTCACTGTTCCAATAGATTTTACGTTTTTTACCGCTATCTAATGCTGCCTTGAGAATGTTCAGTGCCAACTCATCTTGAAATACACTATCACAATCATCAAATACCAAAACATTTTGCGGATCGCTCATGCGATATAATGTACAATACAATCCGATGGGAGTCATCGCCCCTTTAATGATTTCATATTTGATGCGTCTACTGGCAATTTTATCAAAAATGCCTGATTTTTCTAATTCATATTCCACGCCATAGCTTTTTCCCACGCCTGGGGGACCAACTACGATCATGGCGCGTACATCCCCTGAAATAGTGGCACGAGTCATTTGTTGTAGAATATCAAATCGCTGTTCAATACGATCCATGATTTCTTCATCAGTTTCTTGAGCAACTACTAATGTCATTATATAGCTCCAGTGCGTTAGTGTAAGTGTATATAATACACTCAACCAACCCAAAAGTCAACCTATATAGTTTAAACTCTTGTTTAACCAGGGCAAAAATAACTCTTTTTGCTGTAAAAACCCAATGGAATTAACTATTTGCGTAGCTGAATCAGGTAATAATCCGGCGTCAGCAAGATCATACCAGCGTGTAGACTTTGGATCTCGCGGTTCTTGCTCACTGTTATAAACTATGGCATGTATAAAATTGTCACTGGGAGTTTTTTTGAAGAATCCTGAACGACAATCCCAACCTGTAAGTGCCAACATATGAATGAGGCTGACCATAGTGTAATGATGATAACATCCATCACGCTGTGCGAAATCAAAATATCGTTGGTGTATATTAGTAGTCTGTGGCACTATGATGGCTAACATCGCACCTGCCGAGCTTATCTCTCGCCACTTTATTAATGTTTGAATAGGATTTACAGCATATTGAAAAGAATCATGACACCACAAAATATCAAACTTTTCATCGCCGAGAGGCTGTATTTTGCCTTCAAAATCAACTTTTTGATATGTTAGATTACTATATTGTCGAGCAACGGGAAGAGAATCTAAAATATCAATACCCTGGCATTTGATATCTAAAGGCGTGGCTCGCTCATCCCTAGTGGTACGCGTGGCCCACCATTCGATATCTTTTCCTATTCCGCATCCGAGATCGGCAACTGACTTGATTGACAGCATGAAGTCATCATACTCATACAATAAATTTAAAGTTTCTAAACTGTGTTTATGCGATTCTTCTATATTTTTAAACATATTATACCTGAATATCTTCCATCCCTGCTGCGCGGAGTCGAACTACATGGCCTAACATAAAGTTTTTACTATCTAAACCTTTCATGATGGCAAGATACTTGTTACGTAGCAATGCTACTTCGTTTATGAGGGTTTCCATATCTATGACTTCTGCTTCGCCGTCGACATATTTTTCCGCATCTCTGGATGTCAATGCTCTAGCATAGCCTTCTAGGTATTTCTGAAAATGTTTACGTCGTATTTTTCTCAACTGTATATTGAGAAAGTTTAATACTGCTTCGACTTCTTGCAATTGATTAAATCTGTGCTCAGTGATGCCGGGTAAAGCCGTGATGTTTTTTTCTACAACACCGCCTACCCTACATTCCTTTTTGGCAGATTCGAGTTCACCTTCATAATAACCGATAAACTCTGGCAACTGACTTAAGTCAGATGTTACACGACTATACCACATCAATAATCTTCTTCGTCTTCATCCGAATCATCGTAATCGTCATCTTCATCATCTTCGTAATCATCGTCATTGGCATCAGCAGGATGATCTTTGAGGTAACTGGTGAGAGCTCGCTTTACTTCTGTATCTGATTTAAACGATGATTTGATATCATCTGCGTCAACATCATTATCGATCAATACCGAAACCAAAGTCTCAGCAGCTTCTTGACGATCAACTACGTTGATATGACGCTTTAATTCGTTCCAAATTTCATAATACAAATCTACCGACATCCGTTTATATCTCCTATATTCAGTACTTACCAGTTTTCAAGATTAATTATACAAATTATTCTGCAGCATCGATACCATCAACATCAGCTTCGTCGACAGGGACACTAACTTGAGTTTTTTGAGAAAACTCTTGCATTACTAGATCAAAAATGCCGTTTTCGTTACGGTTCCATTCTTTGCGGAAATACTTATGTATCTCACCATTCAAATCAACATAGGTATAACGATTGCCATCTTTAGCGATGAGATTTTTCTTTTCCAGTAGATCAAACATACCTGAATAAGGACTCATCCCAGTATCGTAAGGAATACGCACTTCAATGTCTTCAAAAGGTTTGGCATATCGTGTTTTCATTATCTTACAACCTGCGCGAATGCCATTTACTGTGGAAGTTTTATTGCCATCTTCATCTTCCTTGAGCTTGAGTTTTTTCATCGCTACTACAATACTACTAGCATATACGAAACCTTGCCCACCACTGATATTGGGATCTGGATTATAAGGATCTTGGCTAGCATACGTGTGATTAGTCGCAACCAACCCTACATTGTAACTACCAAACATATTAACACAATTACGTACCAATGCTGTCAATGCTTTGGGTTTACGCCCCATGTCACCTTTCATATCACCACTATCAAACTGATTGACATCGGTGGGAGTAAGTAGCATGCCTAGACTATCGATAACAAACAATATCTTGGGACGTTCGCCTTCTGCTAATGTCTTATAATCTGACATAAAAGCAGAAATAGTTTTTGCTACATCGTCGATCATAGCCATACTTAATTTAAGCAATTTACTTTCACTAGTATCCACGCCTAGCGCATGTAACCAAGTTTCATCAAGAGCATTTTCTGTGTCGATTAGAACTACGTAAATGCCCTGCTCTTGAGCATTTTTAACGATATTTCCTGCGCAAATATAACTTTTGCCGCTATTGTGACTAGAAATTCCATCTCCCCAATATCTATGATTTGGATGTAAAATTTCAAAGTCATAACACTCTTCATTTTTAGATGATTTAATATCTAATACTGGTTCAGCACCAGACTCAGTTATAATCACATCACCGACCGAAAGTTCTACAGCCAAAACCCACTTTCCATCTTCTAGTTGGATCATATGATTTTCGGCACAAGTAGTAGAATGGGATTTAGTCGTTACTAATACCATTGGCAAAGATCCTTTATCAAACCATTGCCCAATAGGTTGATAGCCGTCCGGAGTATCCAATTCGATATTGTACAATCCAGAATCATACAAAATTTTAAGCTCGCCTACACTTATTTGTTTTTCTTCAATCATTTGATTTTCCTAATATATTATCCGCTAAATTGTTTATAACCATAGTTGGATTACGTCTATAGTCACTTTCCCAAACTACTATCAATTGCCTTACATTTTTTGACTTTTTAATTTTATCTACCCTAAAATTGTCAGTATTCCATTTTTCAGTCGACGAATACCCAAACATAGTAAAATCAGCTTCATACAGAAGTGGGTTTCTGTGAAAGAAATCGCCGTAAAATTCTATAACTGTACCAGACTCTTTATGGAAGAAATCTACTCGATATCCGTATATTAGATACTCGTAATTTTTAGTCTGATAGTATGTTGTACCTTGAATTTTTGAATCTAACTTAGTAAATAAATCTTGCGATATAATCGACCAGGTTTGATTAGGTTTGGCTCGCATTCTGTCACGATATTCTTGATTTTTCGCTAAAGCGTCTTCTAAAGTATTACCTCGGGCTATGAATCCGCTTACGCTATGAGATTTTTTCTTGTTGATCAAATCTTTTTCTTTTTCTGTCTTACTATTTAAGGTACTAAGCCATTGCTTTATTCGAACATCATATCTTGCTCTACCTTCCGCTTCGCCATATTTCTTCACATAAAAGTCTAACCCATTCGTAGATTGAATTTCCTTAACTTTTTCTTTAGCCTGACTCTCAGTTAATCCCCGATTAATCCAAAAACTTAAAGACCTGCAAGAATATATACTAACGCCTCTTGTTTTTTCGGCAGAAATATTGCTTCGTTTAGCTTGAATGTGCGATACTTGTTTTTCAGCCTCTTCTTTAGTATATCCAAGATTTATCCAATAACTATCAATGTTCTTAAAGTGTGCTGTTCGCTTTCTATTCTGAAGATCTACTATGGATTGAAAATTCCGCTTGCCATATCTTATCAATTGAGTATAATTGCTTGTTCCGTTTATTCCTTTTAGTCTCCGCAACCTTCCTTCATAATTGTTGAGATCGTAAAGTACGAAATAGGCTATTGTAGCATGCATATTTTCAAGTGCCTTACATGTTGATTTTGCAAATAATTTATTCAATCTAATAACATGCTCATTAGTTAATGTTTTATCTTTTAAAATTTCTTTCACAGCTTTGCGTTTCAAAAATTTTTTTGCTTGTTCTACCAGCATTTATATTATCCTTATATTAACACAAAGTATTTATATAAACGCTGGGGAAAGTGGGCAAATATAAGTTATTTTTTAGTTAAACGTACATTCACCTTCGCAGATTTAGGCAAACAGCCACTTTCTCCCGCGAAGACCGTAACTTTTCCCAGCGGAATACCACGGGTAAAGGATCCGCTGATCAAATAATTAAGAGCATAATTACCTGTACTAATCCAATCAGTTGGATCATTAAATCCAACACTAAGCCCGTCAATTGACTTTGTGATGTCGCGACGGAACTTGCTAATGTCAAAAGGCTTCATAGCCATAATATATTCCTTTCTTTAACGTGTATTATTGTAACACGATGTTGGACATCGTGTTACAATTTTGGCTAATTGCTTATTGCTTTTGACGCGCACGAATCAACGCAAGGATGTCTTGTGCGTTCTGTTTTGGTTCGGCAGTTTTCACAGGAGATTGCGCTACTGGCATATCTTCTTCGTCATCATCAAAGTCTGAAACTACAGCAGGTTTAGCAACTGGAGCCGGCTTGGATACGGGCACGTCACTATCATCAGCGGAAGATGAACCTGAATTACCGCTAGGAGCAGCCACACCTGCGGGTCGGAAGTAAGCACTCCAACGTTCGGCATCATAGCTCTGTCCATCGACACTAGCCTCAAACATTTCTTTGATGACTTTCAACTCGACATCACCGGGCTTCTTGGGCAAGAAAGTACTGAGATCAACTAATCCATACTGTTCAATTGCTGCTTGCTCTGCTTCGGAAAGTGCTGACTCTTTACGCGCCCATTTACTACCACTGTAATCAGCAAAGCCACCTTTGCTGCCTTTGCTTACACGGAAATCTAAGCCACGCAGATAATCAGTTGGCAATTCTTCCAGCTCCGGATCCATCAGCGCGCCTTTAATCAATGTAAAGATCTGGGGTCCGATGATGAATCTGCGAATGGGATTTTCCGGAGCTTTGTCTTCTTGCAAAGGATTGTCACGTACGAAACCTTGGAAAATGTAATCGCGTTTTTTCCAATACTTGCGACCCATCTCTTCAAGAGATTTATCTTTAAACCATGTACGTACTTCTGTCAATACTGGACAAGTCTCATTCCACATTTCCATACAAGGAATACGTACTTGTACTGGCTTAGATTCTAGTTCACCTTTGATGCCATTAAATGGCAAGCGTATCATAGCACGCTCTTGCCAAAAGAATGTGTTTTTAGAATTACCGTCTGGGAGGAATCGCAATGTTACTGCTGAATTGTCGGGAATATTCCAATGAGGATAGATGGCGGAATCGCCTTGTTGTTGATTGCCACTTTGTTTGTTTTCTGCTGCTGCCAGTCTTGATCGAATTTCTGCTAGAGATGCCATAATATGTTGCCTTCCTTTTAAATTAAAATATGCTGCCTATCTAAATATATAGATTTTATGTGCTTGCCTAGCAATTATACACATCTAGGTCTGTGTTTACTACTTATATGGAATATAATATCATCTTTATATTCCATATTCTATATTTATGGTCGAATCAAAATTCCTGCCAAAGATCTCATTTTCATTAAATCCATACTATCTGTTTCAGTAGGCACGTCTGTTGAACGTATTCCTGCTAAGGCACGCAAACGATCGACCATATCTTGGTCATGCGGCACTACTGGTTGCATTTTTCCAGAATGTCCATACTGACCTTGTAAAGTTATACTTTCATTTGCCATCTCGCTATCAGTATCCTCTAGCCAATTGCCGCCGCCGGAAGTTTCACTCATTTTGTCTTGCAGTTCACTGCCCAGTGCTCCGCCAATGGCGCCGCTACCAGGTATTTCTGGCGCTAAGGCAGTTCCTGCTATAGTGCCAGCTATACGCCCCAATTCTCCCTCGTCTACATCATTTATAGATAGTTTTTCAGTCTCACGACGTGCTCGATCACTTAAGTTATACATTTTTCCTTCAGGATCTTTGTTGGGATTTATGGGATGCCAGTCGCTGTCATCGCGCCAACTTTTAACCTTACCAGTTTCTTCATCTCTTGTCTCAGAACGATCTTCTGCTGCAAAGGGAATACCTTTTTTAAGTTCTCGTGCTTTTGGAGTCATGCTTGATATAAATCTTATTTTTGCTGCCGGGACAACAGCTTCTCCGTTAGACCCTTCCCATTTAACTTTATACTTAGGACCTGTAATACCTTGAAACTTAGATGATGTCCCAAAATCATTACGTACATCAGTGGCTACAATCACGCCTTTGCCAAATCCTTCTACGTTGACATAGTTACCTTTTTCAAAATTCCTAATATTATATTCGTTTAATTCTTCTTCGTCACCTGCTAACTCTATTCCACGCTTGCGGCGATCAATCATTCTCTGTGCGATATCACCGTATTCACTATCAACATCTTGTTCTAAATCTGCTATATCTTTATTGGCGGCAGTGCGATATTTTTGCTTGAGCTCATCTGAGATTTCATTAAGAGCCGCGTCAATGGGCTCTTCGACTTGTTGTTCTGGTTCAGTTTGATCTTGATGATCAGCACCAACCTTCAACTGTCCGATGACTTGCGCTACGTCAGGGTTATCCTTTAATTCTTCTAAACGGTCGATGATGATAGTGCGGGCATCGGCATCAGGATTTTCTTTCGCTAATTTATATAATTCACCGAATAATTTATGATCGCTTAGTAAGTCAAATAATTCGCCAGTTGCGTTAGCGGCATCGGGCCCAACTGGCAATTCTTTGCTCAGTAAATCTACTAATTTGGCTTGCTTTTCTTTAGTATCAGGTAATTCTTGTGTTCCCTCAGCCAGCAGATTGATCCAACTTTCAAATATATTAGCTTCTTTCATATCAGTATCCTGTTTTTTTAATTTTGCCAGTAATGGTAAAGCGTCTTCGATACGGCTATCGATATTGGTTTCTACAAACATGTGTCGCAGATCTTCGATGATTACATCTTCATCTGTGATTGCAGCAGGATCCCACGTCTCAAAGTACTTTTTGTAACCTGCTGTGGTACTGATTGATCTGAGATTATGCTGTAATTTCTCGTGATAAACTTTTGCTTCGGTAACCAATTCTGCCGTATCGCCTTCAAAAATCTTATGCTGACTGGCACGGCGAAAACGACTCAACAAATTCATCTCATTTACTATATTAGCAATATGCTGTCCACGGAAATCATATGGTTTACCACCCTGACGCACATGTTCAACCATAGCCCGCCCGCCTGATAAATTGGCAAATGGTAATTTATATCTCTCACCTTCGGCAGTTTCTACAAATAAACTTTCGATATAGCGAAAACGCGCATCGTTTTCGCCTATGGTCTTTTTGTGTTTGATCATCAATCGCGCGTCTGTCGCTACACCATTCCAACTAGCCGTTTTAGTGCCATGCCACGATTCCATCAAACCTTCTTTAATCATGGACTGACCTTGTAAACTGTACTTTAATCTGTTTATATCTTGTAAGCTATATGTGAATCTATTTCTCTGAGCTAGCTGACGTAGTTGATATAAGAAATCAAACCAAGGCTGTTTATCTTCTGACTCCATGCCTTTAGCGAGATTATCCCCGTACATAACCGTCATCACATTTTGCTGTCTGTCATCACCGGGTTTGGCGTACGCTAACATTATACACATCGTACCATAATCAGTGCCCGACTTGCCTTTATAATTAAACTTAAAAGACTGATCATTTTGTGATACTTGCTTGCCGTTAGTCAAAGCTCCGGTTACCGGGTTTAAATCTAAAATTTCTGGATCAAGATTTTTAGTAACCAGTAGATTATGTAGCTCAGTATTAATATTAGTTGTGGACATAGTGTATTTATGGTTAATACATAGAGGCTATAAATGGCAAAGGCGGAGTCATGGTCTCCCCGAAGTCACGCATCTGTGTATCCATCTCAGGGTGATAAGTTTGCAACAATACCATCATTCTAGTTACCAAGATAGTGGCCATCACCAAATCATCAGTTTGGCCAGGTTTGGCGGCATAGCTTAGTCCGTGTGCTACAAATGTCTTAAGTTCTGATATTAACGGTTTACTGTTTAACTTCATCTTACCTGACTCTATTAGTGTCTTTAATTTAGCACAGGCTGTGAGTTTATTTTTAGGACTAGTGTTAAAACCTTTACGATATCTACCTGGCCCACGATGAGGATCAGATAAGAAATATCCTTTTATGTTTTCTTCTCCGTATTGATCTATGGAAATTAATGCCGCCTCTCCGATAGTATTATTTTCCACACTATAATAAACACTTTGTTCATCACCCACAATATTGTATATGTACTGTACAATATCGGCCAATATTCTAACTTGTTCAGGAATAGTAGTGCGATTGTGTTTCCACTCGCCTATCTGCTCAGTCGAATTCGCTTCAAATATCTGTATAGCAGAAGGATCGCCACCTGTACCTAGACTAGGGTCTAATCCCACACAATACATTTTTCCTTTCTCGGGAGTTTTATACCATCGCACCTGTGATGTTTTATGTGTGGGCTCCGTGCCTTCTAAATCGATTAATTTTGCCGGAGCGATCAATGTTTCATCGGCTATAATAAATTCGCAGTTTGAAACTAAAATATTATTGGCAAAAAATCTATAATTATTTTTTACATTTAGTAAATCATATACTTGTTCTTTGTCAGCAAGTTTAATACTGACTACTCGTTGAATGCCTATTCTAGTGTGAATCTTCATGCCTGGTCTTAAATTTTTCACTGCTATTTTGTCAAGTTGCTCAGTGAATATGGCGTGATCAAGTGTTGCTCGAATATTACTAGATGACAGTTGTAATTCTGCTGTTTGTTGTATACCTTTTAGAGATAATCCGTCAAAATTACTCCATCCAGTATCTGTTAAAACTTGTAACCCTAAATTATTTTTTAGAAATACGTCCACGCACGAATCCTTCTGGCTGAGAATTTAATTTATATTGTCTATTTACAGTGCCATTGTTAAACCACAATAATCCTTGCTTTGTACTTTTTCTAGGTTTTCGACCTTTGACAAATCCCTCTGGACATGTAAAACTATACTGCTCAATCTCTCCGTTATTAAACCAAGTTTTTCCAGTGGCTATTCCTGTACGACCTTTATTAGCATCACTAATTTTCTTGCAGCGTTCAGGATCCCTCAAATAATCGTAGTAACCAGGAACAGATCGCGCAGATTCATAGGATTTCCTATCTGCGTCAGACCATTTAAATCCTTTTTTACGACCGCCTATACCTGGACGTTTAATCCCTCTATTTGGAGCAGGTTTTCCAAACATTGGATTTTTTTCTCCCTTCTTAGATTCCGACAACCGAGCTGACGTTTCTTCGGTAACAGGAGGTACTATTCTGCCAGTATTCATTTGAGAGACCCTAATTGCTATTTGTTCTCTTAACTTAGCATATACCTTGCTAGTTATTTTAATCGTACGCCCATCTTTATCGCGGGTGGTGGCTAAACGCCAAAAGGCGAATAGCATTTTAGTTTGATATATGCCTTCGGTACATTTAGTTAACAAATGATGACAAACATAATGTTCATTGGCAGTCAGCAGTACTAAATTTTCTTTGTTATTTGTGCCACCAAAAGATTTAGGAATAATATGATGATTTTCAAATCGAGTTTCATTTGTTTTTACTCGAGGTAAACTTTGTGCTTTTTTAATAATTGCTAGATATTTGTAATAATACTTATTATGTATAAACATAAGGATATTTATGTATTTGCCCAGTTTACAATCGTAACATTTGTTCTAATTGATTAATTGATATACGTCTAATCTCACCAGTGGTAAACTTAATATCAACTAAAGAATTTCCAGCTAAACAACAAATTTCACGTAAAAACCGATCTTCCCCGAGCTGTGCTTTCATATCTGCTGCCCAGGCGTCATCTCTGTCGGGGTGTTCGTTCCAGTAACTACGGTAAGGTCTAAATCCGTTTATTCCAACTTCTTGCGGATTGCCGTGGCTATCCTCCAGCTTGTTTGCGCCCTTCCATAATAGCGCGAATTGATCTTCATCGCTATTGGGAGTGCTTGTAATAATAGCTTTACCACCAGTTGCTAATGTTGGTGCGATAGAAGTCCAGAATTCCGATGCGATTGTAGGTCGGACGAAGGCAAACTCGTCACAGTAAAGTAAAGATATACTCATACCGCGACCAGTATTTTCAGTAGTGGTGGCAGATACTATGCGTGATCCATTTTCAAATTCTATCGAACCTTTATTGTAATTCGTTGCCCCGGCTCGTATATGATCAGGGCATAATTCATATGCATATCTTACGCGAGTCATAATTTCTTGTGCGCCATCAAATTTATGAGCTGCAATCAACACCGTGCTATCAGGCACAAACATAGCATACCACAGTAAGTAGCCGGCTGCCGACGTACTTTTTCCCGACTGTCTGGGCATCATGGCAATAGAAAATCTATAATTGTGATAAGTGTCGATTAATTTTTTCTGATATTCAAAAGGTTGATACAGCATCTTACCCTGTGTAGAGTGCTGAATATAGAAAAAGTTGCTCATGAAGTACTGCGGCCCTGTGTCAGGATCAACACACAGGGCAAATTCAGTCAGCTGCTCTGCTGTCCAATTTTCTTTTTTGTATGGAGTTTTTGCTAGGCTCGAGGCATCAAACATAAAGTATTTATATGATGCTTTATTGGCCTAGCCCAAATCGCATACCAGTAGCTTGCTCTATAGCAGTCATGGTTGTTTGATATTTAGGCAAATCTGCTACAGGTAAGGCAGCGTTGGGCATTAAATATGGGGTTATTCGTTTGGTATTTTTCTCTATAATAATCTTATATAAACGAGTTGGGACGCCCAATCCATTGCCGGTCACGGGATGACCGGGGTCAAATATTCCACCTGATATGACATAATAGTCAGTATTAGGTGTATGTGCTAACCTACGCTCATATTCCTCTAGCTGATCCCATATGCCCCGATTATTATTAGAAACTTGAGGAACCATGTTACTTAAATTAAAACTTTCCGACATGATCTGATCATTTTGTGTGTTGTTGCCAGCGGGTGACATATGCCCACGATCATGCGTTTTACTTACAGTGGCGTAGTCAGCTAGTGATGCTGAACATTGAGGCAGCACTGCTGTGTCAGGGTGAAAATTATCACGACGTTTTGCCGGTCCCGATATTGCCGCCAATGTCAAATGCTCAAATACCGCAACAGGAGCTTTTACATCGCAACGATAGATTACAGCATAGTTCATATGGCAAATTTCTTGATCATTGGGGTGAGCTGTGTACTGCGGAGTGCCATTAACTGTAAATTGCGGACACTGATGATTAATATCAGCATGAGCAAAATTAAAGAAGTATAGACCAAATATGGTTAAAATTATTTTTTTCATGTAAATTACTCGGTTGTATGACGGATTTTCATTCCAGAAAATGGTGGATCACCCATTTGTTGCTTTTGATATAATGCTCGATTACTTAGTATCTCAACCCATGTGCCAGCTTTGGGATCATTTAATTTCCAAAAGTCAAATGTTATATGACTAGAAACTGGTCGACAATACAATGTATGTTCTTCGGGTATAATCATTATCTGTGCTGTTGTGCGCATTTTTTTACTTTCTGTACTGGTACGCATAACATTTAGTTGCGGATCTTCTATGTAAATCTGGCATAATCCATCAATCATTTCTTCGGGATCTTTTGCTTGATTAACTACATATTGAGCCTGAGCTAGCCTAGCTTCTGAACTGATGCGACTTAATGCCTGACTTTTATTTACACCACGCTGATATCCTGCCCAATCAAGCCATACGCCATGATTTGATCTAGCCACTGTCTGATCTTTGGGAATCTGCTTCAATTTAAATTTATACTCGCCATTCATCAAACATCCTTCGAGTAAAAAACAATTTTCACGATCTATCACCAAAGTATTACCAGTTAATTTGTACTCAGCAGCAGCACGTACCGCATCATACGCACTGCCGTTTTCTAAGGCTTTTTTAATCGCTAACCCGTGCGGAGATCTTTCTTTAGCGGATTTGCTTATTTCTTTTTCATCATTTACAACCATTAGACTAGCACTAAGTATACCTACTCCGTTACTGTTCAAACCTTCCATGTATTTCGTGACATCATCTTCGAATAACAAACGTTCTATTCCGTTCTTTTCTTTGTGTCTGTGAAAACTAATTTCGGGAACATAATTGCGATCACGATTTTTTACAGCTACCCAGCCATGATCGTCAAAATATTTGGCGATTACTACACACATTATCTATATCCCTTAAATCCAGTCACTGGGCTAGTTTTATGTACATCGGGAGGTTCACGGCTACCTTGATAGGCTTGATGTTTGACCGTGTGGCCCATCTTCTTCATTGCTCGGGTTATTTTTTCATGCTCTTCGGGCGTATAACTGGCGTATAGAGGCATATTGCTGGCCCAGCTATGTATATCTGATTTTTCTAGATCGTCCGGATGCATTCCAGTCATCATACCCAATCGGTAACTGTCGTAAAGACGATTATCATAGAAGTTATCTTTATTGCCCGATGTGACGGCACCCGGACTCACATGTTCGTAACTATGGTCTATGACAGATCTACGCCCTTCTTTGATGAATTCTCTAGCTCTCATCTAGCATAACCTTTAAATGCTATGACTGGACTAGTCTTATCTACGTCAGGCATCTCTTCGCTGGCTAGTGAGCCAATTTGTACGGCATCACTTGGAGGCATGCCCATCGCTTTAAGCGCATCATGTATATAATCTATAACATGCGGATCATAGCTAACAACAATTTCATTTTCGCCGAATACAGACTCTTTGCCGTCAAAAGGTGGAACTCCGTCCATAGCTCTTTGTTTGGCACCTTTGGCTCCGGCTATGGCCACTCCAAATCTGTATTGCAGATATGGATCTTGATTTTTCAAAGCAGGGATTTTGTATGCTCCTGGTAGAGATCTGCCAACATCTTGTGTGATCGATCCAGTTCTGCCTTCAGTGACAAACTCACTAGCTCTCATCTGCCATAGCCTTTGAAGGCAGTCACTGGACTGACTTTATGTACACTGTCAGATTCTAAACTGCGATGATCTGACACAGGATGTTTATGGGTGGTGGGTAAGGTAGCAAGGGCTTGATATACCATGTTATGTTCTTCTTCAGTATAGGGATGGATAGTGTTATACTTTTCAGCCCAACTTGAAGTGTCCATCTCAACAGGTTTTTTGCTTTTACCGTCAGCCATGGCCATAGCCATACCCATGCGATTCATGTGATATAGTCTGTCAACTGTATTAGGATCGCGCGCCAAATGTGCGCCAGGCATGGCTTTGGCATGGTCCTTTCGTATTTTAACTGTAACTTCTTCAGTTACAAATTCTGTGGCTCGCACAATTATGCTTGTCCAAATACACTTGACTGTGCCGAACTAGCTGTTCCAATTTCTCTTGCTGTAAAATTATTACCTGTTATCGTCAGATAATTGCCCGCACCAACAAATATCTGTTGGCGGCTATTGGCAGCTATCTGTACAGCACTTGAGTAAATATTTCCCGGGTTACCTGCATAGAGTTTAAATGTTCCTGATGTATTTCCCGTAGCATTAGCACTCAAAGTTAAAGTTGATCCCACTGAAAATCCAGTAACCGTAGTATTAGCAGGAATATTAGTTCCTATAATAACGGAATTTACCAAACTAGCTCTAGCAGCAGTTGTAGTCAATATATTACTAGAATTTGTTGTAGAGCCACCAATAGTTAAAGGCTGTGTAGTTGACAATTGATACACATTATATGTAACGGCAGAACTGCCCGTTACAACTTCTGCCTTATCAGTGTACCATACAATATTACCTGCGCTTGTTACTACATTAGCCTGACTCATAATAATTCTATCCCTTTTAAGTTCTGTCTGCTATTGCTTTATACAAATCAAATAAGCTGCGCTCTTCTGAAACTTGTACTGCTGTCACGGGAACCGTTGTTTGTCCATCACCAGCTACTGTACGCTTAGGCTTATTCAATCCACCGCTATACTGTAATGAATCATCTGAAAATTCATTATTTGTAGGCCAATCAGGTTCATTCATACTAACCGTGACATCCGCCTCATTAGTTAATTCATCTCCGCCTACCGCCCCAACTGCGGCACCAAGCGGGCCTCCTAAGGCAGCTCCTAAGGCAGCTCCGCCCAATGTTCCCAATGTACCTTCATCGCATTGGCATAACCGATGTCCACAATCGCTACAAATTTCTTCTTGTTCATAATCTTGAGACATATCAGTTCTATGAACGTCAATTCCGGCATTCTTCAAGAGATCTTTCAGCATGTCAGCTTCTGCGCCTGAGGCATTTATAGTGATGTGACTTGCTTCCTCGCCTTCATCAGTAAAACGCTTACTCATGTCAATATCAAAAGATTCACTGATCATATCTTCAACTTGACGATTGATACTGTCATAAATGCCTTTTCCAACTGTTGCTGATGATTTACCAGACTTCACTGCGGTAGGTGCTACAGACCCTGCTGTAATTGTTTCTTTTACTTTTTTAGCTTTTTTCTTGTCATCGTACTCGATGTCTTTGGCTACATGCTTACCAGCACGTTCAGCTTTATCATCTTCGCTGTCACGCTTCTTGCCGTGTATTGCATCTTTGACTTTTTCATCATACTCAATATCTTTAGCAACACGTTTACCAGCACGTTCGGCTTTGTCATCTTTCTTGACATCTTCTTTAGTAGATTTCTCAGGATGCATGCCATAATAAGCACCTAGTGCTTGCGTTTTACGTTCTGCTTTGCTTTTTCCAGCAAATTTAGGATTTTTACTTTTTTCAAAGTCACTAATGATTTCGCCAGCGGTAGACTTTTTAGTGATCTTTTCATCTAATTCAGATGTAACACCTTCTCTGCCAGTCATACGCTCAACACTACGCTCCATAGCACTTTCAAGATAATCTCTCACAGTCTTTAAGTAATCATTAGCGATAGTGATCTTACTTTTTACCCATTCTGGTACTTCTTCATCAGCACGAACAATACTTTCTAATGCGCGAGCTGCCCGACGAATAGTATGAATTTGATTCTTAGTCATATCATCATCTTCAGCTAATTTACTTTTGCGGACATAAACAGGCTTTGCTGACTCGTACATTTCACATTCTTCGACATCTTTACCCTGACGTTTTTCAGCACGTTTTTGAGCATCTATCAACCACTGTGGCTTGCCATGTGGACCATCTTCTTCAAACTCAATACCAGCATGTGCTGGGTTTTTGCCATTAACAGCTACCATATGAGCATTTTCTCGTTGAGCTTTACGCTTGAGATATTCCATCATCTGCTGGTCTTCATCCATTTGACCCCCAGCATTTTCCCAGAATTCTTTGACCCATGCTTCATTGCCGTATTTTTCACAAAACTGTTGTAGGCTCATACGCTCAGCATCTGCCATCATCTGATGCTTCATAGAGCTTTCTAAAGTCATAGGAATAGCTTCATCTAACTCATCCATCGCTGCATCGTCAGCATGGTTAAAAGTTACTGGTCTAACACTGGCAGCAGGATGCTTTGGCTTTGAATCAAAGTCAAAATCGTAGTCAAATTCACGTTCAGCGTCTTTTTCAGCTTGGCGATCACGCAATGCCTGAAGTTTAATAGGATTGGTTTTGATTTTCCCTAATTTCTTTGGCAATTCAAAATCTAATTCTTCGCTGTCATCGGTAACATCAAAACTCTCTTCAACATCTTTCTTCCAGCCACTTTTAGCACGAATAGCAAAATTTAACTCTTGCTGCTTGGTATACTCAGGTGTGCCTTTCTTATGTGGTCCAGACTTATGTAAGTTAGCCAATTGTTTTTCTAAATCAGCTTTAGTTTTACCAGCAAACATTCCTTTCTTAGCAGGATTAAGTTTTGTGTCACCTCCCCATTTTTCTTCAAGTGATCCTGATCCGCTGAAATTTGCCCCGCCTGTACCATCTTCCCATAATTTTTTAAAGTCTTGAGCTAGTGTAGTCTCGAGAGCTTCACGCACTGGTGTTTTTTTAGCAACTTGTTTAGTTTCTTCAAGTTTTGCTGCTTCTTTACCAATATTGTTTAATTTGGCATTAAGGTCGTAAAAAAATGTCATTATATCATCCTTGTGGCTGGGCACCCGTCGCTGGGCGACGTGGACGCTTTTCAGCGTGGGTCATGGGGCTATCTTTGCCCATAGGTAGATCGTTAGTGGTTTTGGCCTTGGGTGGGCTGCCACCTGCGATCTTAAAACTACTGCGATATGCGTTCTTTAAAACAGCATGCTCGTAAGGATCAGCACTATAATCCTTGCTTAATTCTTTCTGAAGTTTATCAGGAGCAGGATAGTCAGTATCAGTCAATAAATCTTTATTTTCTGTCTCAACTTTATGTTTTTCTATATCCATGACATCATCAAAGTAAGCATTTTGCATAATAATCTTGTTAGGATCTAAGCCCAACAACTGTGCCATCTGTTTGATCTGTGGTTCGATAGCAGGATAGCGGAATACTACGTCAAAGTGATTAACCTTTTCATTTTCAAACGCTGGAAAATCTGCTGGTTTCACTTGTATTGGTGTTGATTTTACTGCTGCTATAGATACTGGATCAAACTGTGCGAGTTTATCTTTGAGTCTGTCGTAAAACTCTGCTGGCAAATCACCTACTATCTTGATGCGATAATTGTAGGTTCTTTGGCTTTCCGTGAGATAGTCTCTGAAATTCTTCATATTATTTTCCTATATTATATTTATGTTAATTGTCTTTTTGTTGCTTGGCGCTGAGTATTCGATCTAATAGATCGTTACGTGTTAATATCTGCCCTTCGGCAGTCTGCATATTACTTGTAGAATCCTCGCCACGATTTTTAGCAGCATCTTGATCTAGCTTTAATTTTTTAAGCTGTAGATCAATAACTTTTAATTTTTTATTCAATTTGGTTGTTTTTGCTGTGAGAGCATGGCCTAACATAGTACTGGCTACAGCAAAAAGCTCTCCGGAAAATCTGCTATCTACATTAAATCCCAGATCAGTAAGATCTTGAAAGCTCTGTTTGGCCAGATCTGCTATCTCATCCAATTCTCTATCGCTAGTTTCTAGATCTCGTACACCAGGTAATGCCTCATCGATTTTATCTATGGTAGCATCGATGGTCATTATCGCTGTTTGAGTTTCTTCTCGAGTCAAATCTTGAGATACGCTAGCAGGGGATTCTAATTTGTCAAACCCAAAAATCTCTTCTAATTTAGTCGTCATATGGTATTTACCATATTTTATTCAACGACTACTTCTTTCTGCCGCCCTGATGAAAGATCTGATCTTCAGTCAATACTCTAAAAAATAGACCATATTGTTTGGCCCATTTTTGCGCCTGATCCCACTTGGCATAATTGATAGCTATAGCAGCTTTATCATTATTGCTGGTCTTACTCTCTAGCACACTTTGTTTTTTAGGCTTTATTTCTATCAATTCAGCACGTACTGTATCTTTTGGTCCTCGATAAGTTACAATGAAATCAGGAACATACACTGTCATTTTGCCGGTCAAAGGATGACGATAAGGTATTTTAACCGGCTCGCTGGCCCACTGTAAAATATTATCGTTATTGTCACAAAACATCATAAACGACATTTCCCACGAACTACGATAGTAAGGAGTACCCGCACCAGCATACTTGTGAGTGTTTTTTACTTTGTATTCGCCGCGATGGAATTTATTCATGATTATTGTTTAACATTCCTGGCTACATAATAGTTTGGGGTAACAGGCACTTGTATACCCATCATCGTACTAGGGCTTTGCAATGTATTTAAATAATAAGCAAAATTTAATGTGACCTGCGGGGCTGTCAATCCCTTCATCGACTCTAACAATGTCATAGCAGGAATATTAGACAAACTAGCTATACGAAACAAAGTGACTGTAAAATTGCCAGCTTGAGCAGGGGTATTAAATACCAATCGAAAATAACTATGAACTACATCATACTCGGTGGCGCTGACATTCTGTTGATAATTATAAAATCTATCAAATATCTGAACCGTAGAATCTATAGAGGGATTTAGAGCATTAACAGTACTCACATCGTATCCTTAAAAGCCTGGTGGAGGAAGTCCCACTCCAGGCTGAGCAAATCCATTACCATGTAGTGAAATCCTATTGTTATTGAGATTAGCCGTTGGGAATATCATCCCATTTGGTGAATTAGCTGTGGGTTGTAAAGCTCCTTGCAGCACGTTTAGTGCCGCCTGAGGTAGAGCATTACGCACTGCCGGCCCTAATGCCTGTGTAGCATTTGCATTTTGAAATGTGTTATATACCGTACTAGCTTGCTGTACCGCCCCTATTACTTGCGGTAGTCCGCCTTGGCCCGAAGCAACTGCCTGAAGATCTTGAATAGTTCCAGCTACGGCATTGACTAATCCGCCTTGAGAGAATACCGTATTTCTACCAATCTTTGTAGATATAGGAGAAGGATAAGTGTCGTAATGCGGGGGATCAGAAAATCCGGATGCCGTAGCCGACGGATGCTCGCCACCGATGGCACCAGAATAAAATTTCACAGTCTCATATTCTATCGTCACGGTGTTAGATAATGTGCTACCACCTTCCCCATAATCGTAACTATCGCTATCCCAAGTTGATATCATAGGATTTATGAGAGTCCAGGCCGAGTATTTCTTCTGACTCAACCCATATATTGTAATATCTCGGAAGAAAGCAGGTTTACCATTTGAGTTCGTTGATATCGAAGTGCCATCTGTTGGACTCTCGCCGATGTAGCCCCAATCAGTGGTCAATAATGATGGACTATAGATATCACTAGTATTGTAATTGAATCCATTGCTTACTGTGGCAAGTGTTCCTATACTACCCGATGTTGCCGATACGTTGTTATAGGGTTCGCTCGGATCTTTATAATAATAGGAAAAATAGTTATACCACAATCTACGTATCAAGTCGCCTTGATCATCATGAAAAACTATGCGAGCAGGTTCATAATGTATTTTTGACTGTGTTACTCTCTTACGATTATATTGATTTAAAACTTGTGTATCTATCTTAAACTTTGGCAATTCAATAGTCTTGACCATCAATCCTATTGAATTAATATTACCTGATCCGTATGCCGCTGCTAACTGAGGTATCTCAGATGTATTGAGATTAAAATATACATGGAATAGAAACTTGTATCGCGGAACTAGTTGATATCCGTTGGATAAAAAAGTCCTGCTGGCATGTGCCCAATCCTTCAGCGATGTTGCGCCTGGCGGCTGAAGAGATTGGTTACCTAACCCGAAAAAAGACATAAGAATTAAAGAGTAACAAAGCTAGCTGCGCCAGTTGCTACATTATTAATTGTATGGGTTATTGCTTCGCCAACTCCAACTGGGGTACCCGCACTGTTGACTTGGATAGCGTTATCAAAGTTTATAGTCATAGAAATTTTTACTGCTTCGCTGGTATTATAGTCCATTTTGTTATAGTTAACATCAGACAAATAACAGCCAAGTATTTGCCATTCTTCTAAAACTATAACTTGATTCGCGCCATTACCGCCATCTAATACTTGGAATTGTGTGGTGAACTTATAATCAATTCCGGAGCTAGCTGAACTTTGTTCCATGAAGTCTAATTGTTTCTGTAATTGTTCGCCTACTAACTTACTAACATTACCTTGAGCGTCATCGCGCAATTCACACACGACATTTTGCCATGTATGTTTTCCAGCTACTTTTACAGTACTATTATAAATTGGCAGTAATATTTCAGCAAACTGTACATGTGGGCGATCAAATGACATAACTTGTTTTGTTAATTCAGTTGTTGGTTTACTCACGCCAAAATTGCTAAAATAAACTCTAAAACGATACGACAATTTAGGCATGAGCAAACCTTGGGTGTTTGGACTCTGTCCATCTGATCCCAAAGGTACGGTCATGTTACTTAATGATGATGTTGCCATTTTTTAATCTCCAATATACTTTATTTAGTTAACATTTTTTGAGTAATTTGCCCAAATTTTGTTATGCCACTGCCTGAGCAGCTATCGTTCCTGTATTTTGTATTCGTAATGGAATGTAGATAAATTCCACTGCTTTTACTGGCTCTATAGCAATATCCACCCATAATTGATTCGCATCAATCGTAGTTGGTGTATTATTTGAACCATCACACACAACCAAATAATCATATATGCCGCGCTTTGCCACCAAGTCAATCATCAAACTAGTAATGGAGTTACTGATCTCTGTACGAGTAATCGCATCGTTTGGCTCAAACAAATATTGTTTACCAATAGTGTTAAGGCGTGAGCGTATGTATGCTACTAATCGTGCTACGTTAATTCTATCTAGTGCTGTGGCAGTGCCTTGTAAAGTCTTATTACCAAAATTAGTTATGCCAACACCAGGAATAAACGTAATTGGATTTACTTGGTGTTGATATAATACATCGCGTAATCCTTGCCCAACACTTAATGTCACAAAAGCGCCGGTCACGGCATCGATATAACCAAGCTGAAGAGCGTTATCTACCAATCCGCGTCGAGTTCCAGCAGGTGCTAACCAAGGATAAGATATCTCATCACTACGGATAATAGTACGAATCATCATGTGACTTGGGGCAGTCACTGCTAAATTGCCACTAAGATCAGTAGTCTGGCAGCTAGGATAGAACGCACCGGAATAACTACTGTTAGTCTGAAGACCATCGCCAGTGGGCAATCCTAAGCCATTATTGTTGGTTGACCAGGCAACGATCTCATCAGGAGTCAATCTCATTGGCGTATCTACCACAGAGAAGGCAACGTCACCGATTTCATCGTTCAATTCGGCCATATTAAGTGCCAATTCTGGATATCCAGGGACAGCAATTAAGTTGTACACTGTCTGTTCTTCACGTATTTTGGCATTGGTATCTATAGCTGACTTCAATGCTTTTACAATCAATTCTCTCTGCGATTGGCGACCCATATATGGGCTGCCATCAGGGCGACTGCCAGTCGCTGATAGCCAAGTATTGGTGTACTCTTGTAATGACCAGTACATAGGACTAATATCAGGTTCTTCGTTTGAATTATTTTCAATACAAACGTAGTTATTACCAGCATACATCACATATTGTCCAACAGTATAAGATGTAGAACTTATCCAATCGTATGTGGGGAAACTGTTATTATTAAAATAATAAGATTGATAAGTTTTGACATTAAACCCTGACCGACGTGTATTCCACAATAAAATACCATTTGGATATAATTCTGCGTTAGGCGCATCAGGGTCTAAGTAGTTACTGGTCAGCAAACTTTCAATAGTTGGCAATGGATCATTTACTGGATCAGTTGTACCATTTGGTGCCCAACGCGCATCTTGGAAAACAATACCATTACTGGTACTGGCATCAGTATTGGCTATTTCTACCCACTGATCTACGCCATTTACATTTTGCCAACGATATAACATGGGATAGTTTTCTAAATCATTTGTATCAACCCACAGATCGCCGTATTGTAATGGGCTTTGTGCTGTATCTGTCTGCGTAGTGGGAGCAGTGGCTGAGATAATTGGACCAGTCGCATTACATAAACTTAAATTATAGCCACGAGCATCTACAGTAACATTTTGATAACCTTGCCATACTCCATTATTTGATATCAAGATATCAACTTGTGTAGGATCGCTATAATACCAATAAGTTCCGCTAGCAGGATCTAAATAAGGAGCCGAGTGTGCTGCGGTATAGGTAAACAATGGACTGCTGATCCAATTAGATAATATCAATCCGTCAGCACTTCCTTCAACATAATTTTGTCTAACCAAAGAAGTACTAGTTGTAAATCCAGCAGCCGTTACAGGAGTGCCAGATACGTTTGTTAAGATGATATCGCCACCTGTACTGTGTGTAAACACAATAGCACCAGTACTGGCTATGCCGGCACTGACATAAGGAATCCCAGCTGAACTAACAGCAGCGATAAAGTCGCTAGGAGTTGTTCCCGATAATACTACCGTCACCGAAGTTAATACTGCTGTGCCTGGCTGCGTAGCACTGATGGTGAAGCTGTTACCACTTATAAAGGTTTGCGTTGTATTGCTGCCGGTTACAACAGTAGCACCAGCGGTATAACGTGATAATATCAATAATCCTGCTAGAGAATTGTTATAAGGAGTGCTCTGCGCATAGGTAGTTCCTGTCGGGATATTGGCACCGCCACCAGATGGATCAAGTGTATATAATGCAGCAGAATCCGAAGAATATACTAGACAACTCTGTGGCACAAATGTACCCAATGTTGAACTGTATTTTTTAATAACAATATTTGTTCCGAGATTGACATTAGATGTCTTTTGCCATATAGAACCTGTCGGAGCTCCGCCTTCCGGATTCATACTAAATGTATTCCACTGAGGGACTGTATAACTTGGTGTTGCTTGATATTGAGGAACATAATATGTCCCAATAGTTAGACCTAGATCTGAAATAACGGTTCCACTGCCAGCAGCTATTTCAATAGTGCCTGTACTTAAGGCTGCCGTATAATCACCGTATATATTCAACGCCCCGCCAACATTGGCAGCATAAACACCAGTGATTGATGCGCTTGTTATTACATCTACTACCCCAGTTACCGTATTATTGGGAGAGGTAGGAACCGTAATCGGTGTCCCATTAATCTGAAATGTATCTCCGGGACTCAATGATGTAGGCGTCATTGTACCTTGTACTGTGGCCCATGATGTTTGCCAGCTTGCACTGCCGACCTGTACCCATGTATTATATAACTGACTGAGGGCGGCATCAGGTGTTTGAGTACTGGTAGGACCACCACGTTTAAAATAGACTGGATTAGTTGTATAAGTGGCAGTTACGGCATAGTTGCCGATGCTGCCGTATGTTTGTAATGGTACTGAAGAACTGGTAACCAAGTATTGACTGTCAGTTATAACCAACGGTACTTCATTTGTAAACTGCCCAGTAACTTGATTCCACTGGAAAATTCCCCAAGCAGTATTGGTAGTATCTAACCAGAAACTTCCGTTTGCTGGGTTGCCTGTTGGGCGATTCAATGTAGCTGATAAAGCGGCCAAATCAATATTAGCACGTAATACATAGCACTGATTTGTAACTCCTAACGCAGAATACGCTGCTAGTAATCCATATTCGTTTAATTCGTAACCATTTATGGGAGTGCCATTAGTTGTTTGATAAAAGAATGGTACACCATAATTAGCCGATAACGCACGTTGGCTAGTGGCCAAAAATAATTTGTCAGCATTCACAGCCAATGTACCGGGAGCAACGCCTGTGCCATCACCGGATATTTTGTTCGATGCCGTCGCTATTACTACTAACGGAACAGAGTTGGTGGCAGCGGGTAAATAATTACTCTGATCAACTACTGTAACTTGTACGCCTGGGGAAACTAATGTGCTAGTCATGGTTTAATCCTTTTTCCTATTTAATATATTTAGTCTCTTCACCAAAAAACTCTGATTACGACACACCTTACAGTAAGGTTTAGTATCAAATCAATGATAAATAACTATATTATAAAGGATAAATTGTGAATAGACCACTATGCCTAACATGCAATCAAAATTTCCGAGCTATCAACTGTTATCGAAATGGCAAGATTTATTATCGAAAACAGTGTACCGCATGTCTTAAACGTGGTAAAAAATTGCCAGTACCAAAACCAAGATGGCAAGAAGGCGGATATCAAAAAAAAGCAGCGTGTGATCGCTGCGGGTTCAGGGGAATATACTCACGCCAACTGTTAGTATACCACATAGACGGTAATCTACACAACTCAAATCCTAAAAATCTTAAAACTATATGCCAAAATTGTGTAATAGCTGTTATGAAAGCTGATCTACCTTGGCTCGCCGGAGATCTCGAACCAGATCGCTAATCTGTAGGTATAACTGATCAAGACCGTCTGCGCTATTATCTATAACTCTATCAAAGTTACTGCCTATCCAAGCTGTTTCCGATATGTGTATGTTGTATCTCGCTAATTGTTCTTGAAATGTGGGTATACCCTGATTGGCATGTCCCGCTATATCATACCATTCGGGATCTGGACCGCGCTTGACCCGAACCACAACACCGCCAGCATTTGTTATAGCTTTGATTTCATTGGGAAACCTTACATCTGAAATTACTATGTCATCCTGTGTCTTACGTAACTTATTTTCTAGACTAGCGATCCAGATATCGTCATGAAAAGCACGTCGACACACCTCTGTACCCCAGTACTGTAGTACCCATCTAGGAGTTAAATTAGGCATATTTAAGCGTTCTGACCACCAAGTATCGACTTGTTCTCTCCACTCCCTACTCTCGCGAGTCCTGCCCTCTAACATATCTCTTGGCCATCCGAACACCATTGCTACCGCATCTTTTAGACTATTGGCAAAACTCTCTCTGCGAAACTGATGTATATTCTGCAGATAATCTGCTATAGTGTCTTTGCCGCTGCCTATTAGTCCGGAAATACCGATAATCATATGTTGTGTCCTTTTGTCGTAGCCATCAAATACCAACCTGGTCTGTACTCGACACAGGTTTTAAAATCTAAATCTGTATAAAATTTTGGTTGATCGGTTGATATAATCAGACTTCTATCTCTAGATTCACTAAATCTTATAGCTTCCTTTACTATCCTATTTCCTATGCCTTGTTTCCTATAAGGTACATCGACACAAACCCAGGATAAATCATAAAAATACTGTAGGGTTGACTCACTCAAAATAGCGAAGCCTACCAATATATCTACACTATGGACTAGTATATAATATCTAGGTGATCCTATCAAACCGATGATATATTTAATTTTCTCAATTTCAATTGTATGTTGTAGTGTAGGCGTCATTAACTCTGGCATCTTAC